TGAACTGATTGCCAATCTGTACCTGTTGCAATTGTAGTTGATGCACCAAGAGCTACAGAAGAACCATTAATTGTAATTGCACCTGAACCAGTTAATTTATCATTAGCAAAAGTACCTGAAGTAATTTTACTTGCAGGAAGATTAGGAATCTCTGCTGCATCTAAATCAATTGCTGGGTTTTTAATTTTAATTATTGCCATATTTTAATTACCTTGCTGTACATGGTACGTTGTTACTTCCTACTAATGGTGCTTCTGCCCAAGCCATATATAATATTGTATCACCACCACCATTTGTTTCAGTATCATAACTGTAAAATTTAAAACCATTAGAAAGCATATCAATTCGATTAGTATTATCAACCCAAGTATCATTTGTATTTGGGTGATGATGAAAAAATTGTGATTGATTTCTTGGATTTAATTTATTGTTCCACATAACCCAGTTATATCCACTAGCAGATATATTTTTAGCTATAATAAATGATGGTTTAAAACCAAGATAAATAAATGGACCATTAGTTTGATTATTATTTGTTGAGTATGTTCCAAATTTACTAAAACCAGTTATTTGTTTAAAAACATAAATTATTTCTTCACTTGAATCTGCATCAACTCCTATTGTTGATGAGGTGAATCCTGTTAAAGAACTATTTGATTTACTGTCAGTAGAATTTAATTTTACAAAATCTAAAGAACCATCAATAGCTGTTGTATGAACAAACCAATCTCCTGTTGCATTAATTTTTCTTCTAATAGTTAAATCAGGTGTTGCTCCTAATCCATGTCCTACTGTTCCTGCAGACCCTGAACCAGTATATTTTATTATTGAAAATCCTGATGTAGTATTTGCTGAAGTGTAAGTTGTATTTATTGTTCCGTCAGTATTAGCAGAACCTTGACCATTAGCTTTCCAACCATGAGCAATACTAATTCCACCATTAACATTTATATCACTTCCTGCTGTAAAACCATCAGTAATAAAAGCTGTAAGTCCATTAGCATTTGTACTTTCTGCATTTGTGCTATTAGAAACAATCATTTTTGTTGCTCCTCTAGGTGCATCATACTGTTGATGGTCTCCTGCTCCTGCAGCATATTTATTCCATAAAAAATCAGGGTTATGTCCAAAGCCAGTAACATTAACTGGTGAGCTTGATGTTCCTGTCCATTTAACTACGTTAAAATGAACTGAACTTTTATCTATTGGTGTATAAGCCATTATGAGTTTAATCCTTTCGTTGAAAGTGGTTGGTAACCAGTTGGTACTGTGTATTTAAATAAAGCACCAGTATCTCCTGATGATGGATTATTACTTCCAGCTTGTGTTCCTCTAAAAGCACCATTCCCTGCATTCATTTCAATCATTGCATCATTATATCCAGCAAACATTATAAAATATTGAGCTGATGTGTCTATTCCAGTAAATGCTGCATAGGTTGTAGTACCTGCATTAATTTCTGAGATTGTTGCATTGTTTTGCCAAGTGCCATTTTTACTAAACCATAAAGCACCATTATTATAAGCTAATCCTATGTAATCATAACTTGTAAAAGAATTACCATAAGAACTTCCACTACCACCAGTTTCTTTATTTCCACTTTTAGTATAAGCCCAACCTTTAGCATTGTTACAATATTTAAAAGGGTTAGAACTCTGTAAAGAAGGTAACATAGCCTCTACTTCACCAATACCCACTGCATAATCAGTTCCTATATTTCCAACTTTAAATTCCATATAAAATTTTCCTGTTCCTGGAAAAGCTAAAGTAGATGCAAAAGAATAATTATCATTTTGTGCAACAGTTGCGAGATAAGTGTTACCATTTCCAATACCATTAGCTTGTATTGCAGCAGATGTTGCTCTATTTAAATTATTCCAAGTTGTATAAACATTACTAGGACAATCTTTAGTAGAAGTTAATGTACCACTAGAACTTAAATTATTAGATTGACCTGATTGGTCTGTTATTGAATTACCATCTTTTAAAACAAAAAAACCATTTGTGCCGTAAGTTACTGAAGGACTTACGTTAATTTTCCATTGACCTGTTGTTGAATCTGTAGAACCAAAATCTGATGCTGCATATTGAGTTCCATCTATCCAATGAACATGAGACATAATACCATCAAAATAATTAGAAGCACCATATTTTCTACCTACAGTAACATAAGTAGGATTACCTTCATTAATACTCATATTTTGATTTTGTGGTGGTTGAGTTTCATCATTATAAGATGTTTGTTGAACACCATTAATATATACTTTAACTCTATCAGATGCTGTAGCAAGTGTACTATCAATACCTATTACAATATGATACCAAGCAGAAGTATCTCTAAACACACCTAAAGTGTTAATTTGCATAACTGTAGAACCACCTTGTAAAGTTTCCATACCTAATTGACCAGTAGATAAAAATCTTACAAAAAATCTATTACCACTTGTTTCATAATTTTCAAAAATATATTGTTCTGTACTTATCTCTGACCTTTTAATCCATGCCGATAAAGTACCTTTAAATGTATTTCCTGTGCTTGATACTGTTCTTGTTAATGATGTACTAGCCATTAGTTAAATTGTCCTCCACCTGATGCTCCAAATGAGCTTGTTAAACTAAATTCTCTATCTGCTGTTTGACCTTCAGCGTCTGTAGCTCGTAAAGTAAATGTGTATGTTGTAGCAGTTGTTGAACTACCACCAAAATCTGATGTTGTAATTGCACCTGTAGAACTATTTAATGAACAATTTGCTTGTGAGGCATTTGTTAATACAGATGTAGTTTCAGAATAAGCAATTGTTGAATCAGAACTTGCTGAAACTGTAGTAACTGTTCCTGAAAAATTTCCAGCAACACTTCCTAAAGAACCTGCTGATGTTGACCATGTAGGAGATGTACTTGCAGTTATAATTGCATTTGTACTTCTTGCTGCATTACCATCATCTAATTCTATTCTAACATAATATGTTCCACTTGCTAATGTAGCATTTACTGCAAGTGTAGTAGCATTTGTTAAACTTACAGAATTAGCAGTTGTAACTGCTCCTGTAGTTTTAATAAATTCTACTTTAGGAATACCACTAAAATTAGTTCCTGTAATATTTATATCAGTAGCTGTAGCTGGTGCAATTGTTTGTGATACATCTGCTACAGTTGGTTTTGTTTCTGTTGCTTGTGCAAAAGATAAATTACCTGAACCATCTGTTTTTAAAAAATATCCATTAGTAATACTTGATGGTAAAGTTAATGTATAAGATTGTGCAGCAGAATGAGGTGGTGCTTTAATTTTTACACCATGAGTATTAACATGACAGTTTAATTGAATATAACCATCAACACTAGAACCATCACCTTTAATTTCTAAACCTGCTGTACCATCTGAAATAAATTCTGTCTTATCTTTTGTAACAGCATCTGCATTTACTTTAACTGTAGTTACAGCATTACTAGCAAGTTTGTCTGCTGAGACAATACCATTTGCTAAGTCATTTGCTGTTAAAGCTGTATCTGCAGGTTTCTTGCCGACATATGCCATGTGTTAATTTCCTTAAATTATGCTGAGATAGTATCTACAACACTTGTTATAATATCAATAGAAGAAGCTGCAGAAGCTACTGCCTCAACTGAATCACCTGATTGTAATACAACTTTTGAACCACCATCAATTAATTCTAATGACCCACCTGAAGGGATAGGTGCATCTTTAATTATATGTGTATTATCACTACCATTTTTTACATAGACAGTAACATTCACAGAACTACCTGAAGTGTTTGAACATCTAATTCCAATAATTGCATCATCAGAGTTAGCTGCACTTCTTAGCTCAGTAGGTGAACCAGCATTGTTTGATATGTTTCTATTTAAAGTTCTTTCAAAATCTTGTGCCATAGATTATCCTAATTATACCTTTTTTTTGTTATATTGTCAACACAGATTATAAAGCAATAGCCATTGCTACTGCAAAACCATTACTAGCTTTTCCACTAATATTAGTATTAGCTGTGTCTATTTGAGTTTGAATAGCTGAAGTTACTCCATCTAAAAAACCAAATTCTGTATTATCTACTGAACCATCATGTATTAGATTAGCATTTAATCTATTAGATGAATCAATAGTTGC